CTTCACCAAGACGAGTGGCACCACCGCGGGTGTCGGCCGTCTCACCGACTGCACCACGACCAACGGCACGTTTGCCGATGTAACGGGCGCGACGTTCCCGGCTCTTGGGAACGCCTCGGGCATTACGTCGCTGGCGTGGGATCTCTCGAAGCTCAAGCAGTTCGTCCAGGTTGTGTTTCTTCCCTCGGGCTCGACTCCCGTGGGCGTCATCTCGGGCACGTTGACCGCGATGGCGAAGTACGGGGCGTAATGCATGGCCTACTTCGGGGAAGCCCACATAACGGCCATGATGAACGGCCCGATGGGCGTGGACGTGGTGCAAGGCGGGACCACGGCACGCGGCTTCCTCGATGAAGCGGACTCGGCAATCGTCGAGGCTGTGGTGAGGCAGGGCGGCATCATCGGGCGGGAGCGGTCCCTGTGGATTCTCACGGGATCGCTCCCCGCTCCTGATTCCGGTCAGAACGTCACGGTCTCGGGAACGGTGTACCGGATCACGCAATCCATGATGCACGGCGACGGCGCGCTGATGAAGTTGTTGCTCGCGGACGTGGCATGAGTCTCATCCGTGAGCAGATTCTAGCGGCGGCCCTGTCGGCGCTGAACACGGGAAGGCCTTCGGGCGTGCCCATGTTCGTTCGGGCGCAGGGGGATTCGATCACCGAAGCCCAGATGCCGGCCGGATTCGTGGACTGGTCATCGGACCCCGTGGATTCCCCGAGTGTACGCGAAACGTACGGTCAGCCGATCATGGATCGCACGCTGGAACTACACGTTGAAGCGGCTATCGCAGCGTTGCCGACTCAGACCGAGGCGGTAGCCGACGCGATCATCGGCTGGATTTTCTCGAAGTTGAACAAGAACGGATTCGGGCTTCACTGTCGCACGATGGAAACCGGAACCGAAGCCCGGTGGGAACAGACGACGAAGAAGATATGGGCGTGCCGCATTACTTTTGCGGTGCGCTATCGGCACAAGGACACGAACGCCGCTCTGCTGGCGTAGGAGGATTGAAACATGGGAACCGCCTCAGACGGCAATAATGTCGTCCTTGGCTCTGCGAAGGTGGAGTTTGACCGGCTGGATTCGAACGGATATCGAACGGGCTTCCGCCTCGTGGGAAACTGCACGAAGGTGGAGTTGTCGCGCACCAGCGAGGCAAAGGAGATCTTCAACTCCGCGAGTGCCGCGCGCGAGCGGCTGAAGAAGGTTACGATCCGCAGCGCGTGGGACTTGTCCATTGCGATGAGTGAGTTCCAGAAGGAGAATGCGGCGCTGGCGCTCATGGCAGATAACTCCACGTTCGCGCAGACGGCTTCAACTTCGACGGACGAAGCCATCCTGACCACCGCGACGAGCGCGTTGGATCGCAGCTACTACTTCGCGAAGAAGCGTGTGACGTCGATCACCAACGTCAAGTACCACGCGACGACACTGGGCTCGGCCACCACGGCGACGGCTGTGACGGACTACGCGGCCGACTACGCGGCGGACGCATCCATCAACGGATTCTACATCCCGCCCACGGCGACGGCGGCGATTGCCGCGAAGATGCTGTGGGCCACATACATCTATCCCACGCTCACCTTGCAGACGGTGCGCGGCGGCGTCTCGGGCACCATCGAGGGCGCATGGCGGATCACCAGCGACAATACCACTGGGCCCGAGTATTTGCTGGAGATCTGGAGTTCTTCGCTGGAGCCGGATTCGGCGTTCGGCTTTATCACCGACGACTTCTCCAACGTGGGCATCAAGGCTGCCGTGCAGGCCGATGCGACGAACCATCCGACCGAGCCGAGTTTCCGGCTGACCTACTCTCCATAGGCGCGCCATGAGCGAGACAGCGCAGGGGTTCATCCTTGGAGGGCGCGAATTCCGCGAAATCGCCGTTCGGTCCATCAATAACAGATGGTGGACCGAGCGGCATATCCGGCAATCAGGCGTGGACCGGATCAAGCAAGAGGACGGCGAGAGCGCCGAGACGTTCATCGTGCGCATTACGGATCGGCTCACAGGCAGCGGCGAGGGCGCGCTCATCCTGGGCGGCCTCATCATTCCATCGGATGTTGTCGATCTGGAGTGGAAGCCCGAGACAGGCATTGCAACATCGCAGTTCATTCTCAAGCTACACGAGGACGAGGATGCCGTCCGTGTGAACAACCTTCTGCTATCGGCGCTGCTTCCTTTTTTCGTGAAGGGGCTGACTTCGCTCGGGACTTTGGACCCTTCTTTAGTCGCACAGGCGCTAGAGGGTTTCGAGTCGCAGGCCAGCCCGAGCCCGTTGTCCGAAATCCAGATGCCGGTCAGTGGGGCGCATGGACCGCATTAGTGCGTGCCTTGGCTGCCGATGCCTTGGCGAGCGACTACCACGAGGCCACGCAGCGCATCGCTACATGGCCCGCACGTTCCGGGCTACATGCGTTGTTGGCCCTATCCAAGCGGCAGGCGGTTGACGGGTTCCGTTTCTCGGCGATTGCATACGGTCAGGGAATCTACAAGGACAAGCCGAAGCTCCCCGAGATAGTCACGCTCGACACCCCGGAGTAGTAAATGGCGAACGAGGATTTCAGGGTACGATTTGGCGCGGATGGCTTCGAGCAGCTGCTCGGGCAATTTAAGTCGCTGAAGTCGCAGTCGAAGGATTCGGCCAAGGGAATCGAGTCGGCATTCTCCGGCATCTCGGCAGGCTTCGCCAGGCTGAACGCCGTGTTGGGCGGCGTCGGCCTTGCCATTTCCGCGATTTCCCTGATCGGCTTCATTCGCCAATCCGCTGCTGCCGCCGACGCTCTCGGAGATGTTGCCGAGGGCTTAGGCACAACCACGCGCGACCTTCAGGCGCTACAGTTCGTCGCGGCTCAAGCGGGCGTGGACTCCGACAAGTTCACCGCCGCGCTCTCGCGCCTCGACCACGCCGTGGCCGATTTCCGTGCGGGCAAGACGGAGAACGCCGCCGCGTTTGAGGCGCTGGGCCTCAAGCCCGCAGACTTCAAGGGCGTCACCGACTCGGGCAAGATATTCGAGATTGTCGGAAAGAAGTTCGCCCAGTTCAGAAACGACAGCGAGAAGGTGGCCGCCGCGATGGCGCTCGTGGGCCGTGGCGGCGCGGCGCTGATCCCCGTCCTCAACCGCGTGGGCAACGAGGGCTTGGGCGGGATCATCAAGAACGGGCAGGACGCGGGGCGGGTGTTGAATGACCAGGTGCTGGGGCAGGCGGGGGCGTTGTCGGATGAGATGGATTCGCTTTCGGCATCCATACGAAACGCGGGCATCGCATTTACTGCGGGCCTTGCCCCGGGTGTTGTCGATGCCTTGAATGACATCGAAGGCGCTCTGGGCAAGAATCAGAACGCCTTCAAGGTGTGGGGCGAGGAGGCGGGCAAGGACATCTCCAACATCGCCTTCCTCACCAAGAAGGTGAGTGGGCTTTCGGGCGTGCAACTGCTAATCAATGTCGGCGTGTCGGCGTTCGGGAAGGCGCTGGGCAAGGATGATTTCGACTCGCTCATCGCCGATATTGCGAAGATGCAGGACAAAGAGAAGGTGGCGCAGAACGTAATCGACGCGGAGTCCAAGCAGCATGGCCCCGACCTGTCCAGTCAGCTCGACCTCGCCGCCGCCGCCGCTCGCGTCAAGGCGCAACAGGACGCGACGAAGGCGCTGGAGATCGCCAACAAGGCGAACGAGGCGCTACGGCTGAAGCTGGAGCTTCTGGCCCGCGAGGGGAACCTGGACGCTATCGCGCTCCAGCGGGCGCAGGCGTTGTCGAAGGGCGACCTTGACCGAGTGGCCGCGCTCGACGCCCAGTTCGCCGCCCAAGCCAAGATCAACGTGCAGTTGAAGGAGCCGGTACAGCGCAAGGGCAACCGCTTCGATGACTTCCTCACCGAGCAATTCGCCACGGCCAACGATCAGCTTCGCCAGTTCCGCATCGACATGGAGCGGATAGACACCGAGTCCAAGCTGGCGGGCGACTCCGAGGAAGTGACACAGCGCAAGATCACCACGCTCATCAAGTCGCGCCTGCCCGCACTCAAGGCCCAGGCCGAGTTGAACGTGCAGTTGACCAAGCCGGGATCGAAAGAGAACCTTGACGCACAAGAGAACCTGAACGCGGTAAACGCGATTGAGTTAAATCTCGGCAAAGTCGTTGAGGCGGGCCGTTCATTCCGCGAGGACTTGCGCCAGTCTTTGGGGTCCGATCTCGCCAACTTCTTCACGGATGCCATCACCGGGGCGCGCTCGTTGGCCGATGCCTTTGACGAGTTGGGCCGCTCGATCCTAAACTCTGTGGCCGCGCTGTTGGCTGAGCGAGCGGCGGGATCTCTTGTCAACGCAATATTCGGTTCGCCAATCGTCAAGAAGGCGAGCGGCGGCGCGGTCCACGGCCCCGGGAGCAGCACCAGCGATTCCATCCCGGCGTTGCTCTCGGACGGCGAGTTCGTGGTGCGCGCTCATGCCGTGGCCCAACCGGGCGTCGAGGAACTGCTGCGCCTCATCAACTCGGGCTCGGCCGTCCCGCGACTGCGCTCCTTCGACGGGCTGCGCCGCTTTTCCGAGGGCGGCCCAGTGTCCGCGCCCGGGGGATCGGCCAGCGTGAACGGCTCCCTGAGCGCAACAATCGGCGTCGAGGAAGGGCTGGTGGTGCGGCACATCAACGCCCCCGCCGGCCAGCGCGCCGTCATCGAGGCCATCGCCGCCAACCCGCGCGCCGTCAAGGCGCTCCTGAGGCTCTAGCATGGCCCTGTTTCCCTACCAGCCTAACGGCCTAATCCCCGTGCGGGAGTCCCGCGGCTACCTGACCGATCTCATGCAGGCCAAGAGCGGCAAGGAACAGCGCCGCCAGCTTCGAGGCTGGCCACGGCGCTCCGTGACGTTCAGCTTTGCGCTGGAGGATCTGACCTCCGTACAGGCCCTACAAGCCACGATCTACCGGCTCCAAGGTGTAGAGGTCACGGTGCCGCTGTGGCAGTATGCTTCTCCGTTGACCGCCGCCGCGGCTGCCGGGGCCGGGAACGTGTATGCGTCTTATTCCGACAGGCCGTTTTACGCGGGCGGGACGGTGGCCCTGTGGGCTTCCCTGTCCCGGTATGAGTCTCTGACGGCTTCCAGCTTCAGCGCTTCGGGCGGTGAACACGCGGTCCTGAGCGGCACCGTGAGCGCGTGGACAGACTACCCGGCAACGTCCGCCGTCCTCATGCCTGCGGAGGCGGGCTGGATCGAGGGGCCGCTGAGCGTGGTCCGGGTAGGCCAGTTTTACGAGGCAACGCTCACGTTCCGCCTCAGGTCACAGGCCCTCACCTTCATCCAGGGCAGCGATACCACGGCCACGCTGTCCACGGTGCCCGATGGCGCGGGCGATCCGGCGGACGTATTCGACCGGCCCGTGGTGTTCCTGGGTGGCGAGACGGGGGCAACCTATGTGGACCTGTCCACCGATTCCCCGGCATCCGTGCGGCGGGTGTTCTATCCGGCGTACACCTTCTCGGGCATTCTCGCGCTGTTGACCTTTCTGGATCAGCGCCGGGGGCGCGCGGTGCCGTTCTACCTGCCGACATGGGACCAAGACATGACCCTGTGGGACAACCACGCAAGCGGCGAAAGTGAACTTCGCATCAACGCTATCGGCTACACGGACGGCATGTTTCCGTTGGATGCCTCACGCCGCCACATCGCAATTTTCAAGGATGGCACCATCTATTCCTCGCACAAGATCATGGACGTGCTCTACAATCCGGGCGACACATTGGAGTATCTGACCATCGATCCCGTGTTACCGCAGAATTACGCGGCGGCCAACTACTCCATATGCTTCCTGCGTTGGAGCCGGTTGGAGTCGGACAGCGTTGATATCTCTTTCCCGGGATTTGGCATCGCGGACTGCGACCTTCAGGTGCGCGAGATTCCTATTGAGGCGGCGGCATGAGCTACGCCACCAACGAAGCGTCTGTCTATTCGGGAAAGCCTGTCCAGTTCATCCACTTCCAGCAGGGGACAACGCACTGGCGCTACACCACGGCGGACTCCATTGCCAACGTGACGTTCAACTCGGCCAGTTATGCGCCGCTGGCGATCAGCGCTACGGAGGTTCAGTTTGACCGCGAGCAGGCGTCGGGGAACATAGAGATCGACGTGCCGCGCGACAATCCCGTGGCCGCTCTCTGGCAGGATGGCCCGCCGGAGGCCACTATTGACGCAACGATCTATACCATGCACCGCGGCGAGACGGACTTTGTAACGGCATTTACGGGCCGTGTAGTTCAAATCACGCTCGATGGCAGCCTGGCGAAGCTGGTCATCTCGTCGCGTGCCCCTGGTCTGGGCCGCAAGGTGCCGCGCGCTCACTGGCAACGCCTGTGCAATCACGCCCTGTTCGATGCGGGCTGCACGCTAGTGGCGGCGACATTCGAGGAAACGGCTCCCGTGCAGACGATCACCACGAACGTGTTGACGTTCAATACCTCCGACCTCGCCCAAACCGGGCCCTACTTCCGGGGCGGCTGGTGCGAACTTGCTGATGGCTCCAAGAGGTTTATCGTGGATGACGTGGCGATTGGCGCGACTCGAACCGTGACATTGCAGAAGCCGTTTGCGGCGGGCACGGTTGTCGCGCTCGACACCCTGAGCCTGTTCCCCGGCTGCGGGCGCACGGCTGCTATCTGCGCCTCCAAGTTTTCCAACCTGGACAACTTCATGGGGTTTGAGAATATCCAGACGGTGGACCCGTTTAGCTCCCCGGCGGTGGACGACTAATGGGATTCTGGATCGTTGCTCAGTGGATCTTCACCGGCCTGTCGGTGCTGTATTCGATCACGCGCAAGCCGAAGATAGTCGATGACAAGCAACGCGCGACCGCTCCAACTTCCAAGGAAGGCAACCCGATCAAGGTTGTCTATGGAAGTGTGCTTGTTGAGAACCCGAACGTACTCTGGTGGGGCCAGCCGGAAAAGAAAGTATTTCAGGGAGGCGTGACCACGCGCTATATCGCCGGGGCCGCGCTTGGCATCTGCGCTGGGCCGGTGGACAATGTTCGAAATATCCTATGGGACGGCAAGGATATCAGCCAAGCATCGCACATCCATTCAACCACCTATGGCAGGCGATTCGAGTACTACAACTTCGGCGACGAAACGACTTCCAACGCGCTCGAAGGCTATGCGCTCGTCTATTTTGGCGGAACATCGCAGACGGTTGACCCGTATCTGGCCGCCAACATTGGATCCTACCAGCCGAGGTGGAAACGCATATGCTACTGCGTCCTGGCTGATACATTCTATTCGGGCGCGTCCTTCAACTCAGACGGACAGGCGAACCCGGGCCACGGGATTCTCTATGGCGCCAGTTCGATCATGCCTTCGCCGTCCTTTATGGTGGACGCATGGCCCGCCATCGTCTCCGGCATGACTGCCGGGCACCACAAGATCGCATCCGCCGAAGATCCAACGGGCAACCATGGCTACGACGCAAACGCCGCGTGCATGATCTACCACGCGATGACGGATGGCGTGTTCATGGGCGGCGTGGATGCCGCCGACCTTGACCTGACCTCGCTGGCCGCGATGGGCGAGACGCTCTACACCGAGGGCTTCGGCCTGTCCATGCAGTTCGATACCTCGCAGGACTGCGACGACGTGGTGGGGGAGATTCTGCGGCACGTTGACGGCGTGCGCTACCGCGAACCCTCCACCGGCAAGTACGTCTTCAAACTCATCCGCGAGGACTACACGACGGGCGCGCTGACCGTGCTGGACAATACCAATTCGTCGGCCTGCATCATGCAGCGCCCGGGATGGGAGCAGACGGTCAACATCACAAACGTCATCTTCACCGACCGCTTGCGCGGCTTCACCGACCGGGCGCGCGACTACCAGGACGCCGCTAACATATGGGTGCGCGACGGAGACATACACTCGGAGGACATCCGGTTCCCGGGGATTACATCGGCGACGAACGCCGACTTGACGGCATATCGCGTCGGGCGGGTGCAGGCGAATCCGCTGGCACAGTTCACAATCACCTCCAATCGCGCGGCCTATCTCCTGCGCCCGGGCGATCCATTCAAGGTGACGTGGCCCGACTTCGGCGTCTCAGCGCTGGTCTGCCGCGTCACGAATATCCGCACGGGCTCGCTGCTCAAAGGCGAGATCAACATTGATGCGGTTGAGGACGTGTTTCAAACGCCGTATGCCGTCACCGATCCAGGGGAACCGCCCGTGGACCCGGGAAGCTATCCCCGCGTCGGATGGGCACACGCCGAAGAAGCCCCGTTCATCGTGAGTGGAACAACCGCCTGCAAAATCATGGTGCTCGTAGCTAGGAATGCCTCGGCTCTTGCGGTGGGCGTTGATAGTTATGGAGCCTACGAGCAACCCGAGGGTGGATCACTAAATCTAAGGCTGAACGGGCAAACAAACTTCTGCCCCCGGGCCGTACTTTCTAAGGAACTGGCAATCGGGGCAACCGATTCGGCCGAGTTCATAAACCTTGCGGAAGAAGCGGTCTTTGACGCGTGGAAGGCTAACCTGTCCCCCCAGATTACCAGCAGCGCAACAATCACGGCAATCAGCGGGAAAACGTTGACAGCAACACTCGCCGAAGCAGACCACACCTATGACAACGGCATCGCCTACAGCAGGGGCGGGGAAAAGCGGTTCATCAAGACCTACGCGGCCGGGCAGATCATCCTATTCAGCGAATTCTCGTCCGGGCAGATTTCGACCAGTTCGCCAAATAATCTAGTTCCGCTGTCTAAAGGTGCGATCCATATGAATCAAACGCTAGTTCTGGTTGGCGATGAGATCGTGGCTTTCACGATTGTCCAGAAGCCCGCGAACGGTCAGACCGGAAAGATGTTCGCCCTTGCACGGGGTGTGGACGACACCGCGCCTAAGACGTGGCCGGTGGGCACGCCGATATGGTTCATCAACGCCGGAGCCGCGCTCTACAGCGCAACGTTGACCAACCTTCTACCGGTGGATCTGGGCAGCGATACGTTTGCCAATCACCGGAACGAAAACCGACAGCCACCAAACTACTCGGTCTTCATCGTCGCGCACAATTCTGTTACGACTTCGAGGCCGATGGAGATGCCGAGTTGCTGGTCCCCCCGTCCCGTTCCGGCCTTCATCGACGCGCACGACCGATTCCAGAGCTACTCGACCCGCGGCGCTCGTCCGCCGTGCCCGTGCGACCTGAAGATCAACGGCGTCAATTACCCGGCCAATTTCTCGGGCGATGCGAGCCTCAGTTGCGCGCCGCGATCCCGAGATGGAACCGGACTCCCGACCCATGAGGGCTTCCGCTCGGGCGCACAAGACCATCTCGTTGCGAGCGGCCCGGCCGAAAAGATCGTCTTAGAAGTCTGGCCGGAGTTGTTAATTGACCAGGGCGAGGCCACCATCGGATCATACTCGGTGGGATACGACTACAGTGCGCCGGTAGAAATCCGGCACATCAATTCCGAGCTGACTGGCGGTGGGACAACCGGGCCAGAGGCGACCAATTCGCCGCGATTCACCGAGAACTATGGCATCGTGCTCGATACCATCTACAATACGTCTTATACGTTTCTGTGGAATGGGAGTACTATCTATGGGACCGGCTTACCCTCCAGCGTCGTCCGCTTTGACCTGTCCACACTCAATTTCCAATCGGACGCTCAGGGAAACTCGCCGCAGAGTTATCAACCATTGAGTTACAAGGCGTCAAGATCACCGTTGCCCACCTCTGGGGCGGCTCCTAAGGTCACATTCATCAATGCTCATGCCGGGAGTCCGGGCGGTTCGCCCGCGACCTACCACTGGACGTCGGGTTCCGTGTCTGTGGCCACCAACGAGACATTGGTGTTATTTGCGGCCTACCAAATTGGGCAGGACACGATCACCCCGTATCCGTCTTTCGGGAGCAAGGCATTTTCGCCTGTTCAGGTATCATACACCGCTTTTACCAATTTACCCGGCGAAACCGGAGTCATGCAAATAACAGCATTTGCGTACACGGCCACAGAGGATGCAACGGATTCAGTAGACGTATATTTTGTCGGGGGCGGATCGCCGGGGGCGATCCTGTATAAGGTTGCTACAATTGGCGCTGTCAGGCCACCTACTCATATTGCCAATTCTGTCAATCTTGGTTCGTCCATGTCGATCACATCCAGTAAAATTGCCACATCAAACACTCTTGTTCTAGCCGCGTTCGTACGGGACAAGGTGACCGGAGACCAGGGTTCTAATGCGACCTGGCCGTCTACATGGGATGACAGTAATGGTGCCGGCGGCAAGGCTCACTTCGGCATCAGTCTCTCTGGCACCGACAAGGGATATTCGGGGGCGGCAACGGCAACAATCGCCGCATCTATGTCCGCTCCGGCAGATGTCGGAGTGATTGTAACCACCGGAGAGCCGGCATCTGGATGGTGCATGTTGTTGCTGGGCTTCGATAGTTTGTGACCCTTAGCGGCGGCATCGCGCCTTCGGGAAATCCCCCGAGGAGAGGGGCGCGAGGGAACGGAGTCCCGGCCGCCGAATCATTGGGAGGGGAAATGCTGGAATCAGTCCTGTGCATCGACGCCCGGCCTCCGGTGCAAACGGATGAATGGTTGGCATCGCTGCGCGAGTTGACAATGGCTGCACCGGGACGCTCGCCCATCCATGTCCTCCTCACTTCCAGCGAAGGCAGCGAAACAATGGTGGAGTTCAAGGAGCGTGTGCAACTCTCCGAGCCCCTGCTGGACGAAGCCGAGCGGATATTCGGCGACGGGCGCGTGGCAATACGACGCAAGGAGGCCGGGCAATGAATGAGACAGATCGGCGGGAGCGGAACACGGCCATGCTGTCCGAGTGTTGGCCCGCGTTCGGCGTGCGCCTCCGCGCAATTCTCGCTGACATGGAGGGCATGGGATTCCGGCCGCGGGTGCAATGCGCGTGGCGCAGCCCGGCAGACCAGATGGCCGCGTTCCTCTCGGGGCACAGCAAACTCAAGTGGGGATACCACAATGCGACCGGAAAGAACAGGGAGAAGGAGGCGCTGGCCGCAGACGTACTCGATGACGATGTTCCACTGGCACCATCTGCGGAGTATCTAGTGGCGCTATCCAGGTGCGCCGACTCGCACAACTGCGACACCGGCATCCTGTGGGGGCTGCCGCCCAACGTGGCGTTCGCCACACGCAAGGCCGTCATGTACGGGATCACCGATCCAATCAAGATCGGATGGGACCCAACGCACGTACAGGCGTCCGGCGTCACGTCATCACAGGCAAAGGCGGGCGCTCGGCCCGCGTAGGAGGACTCGTGATTCGGGTATTCGATGGCTTCAAGTTCGGCGTCGGCTTCTGGTTCGCCAAGATGATCGTCGAGGGGCTGGTGCAGTTCGTGATCGGCCTCGTTCACCACTAGCAAGGAGAGTGCATGCGTAAGATTCTAGCAGTCGCCGTTCTCGCCGCGCTCGCGCTGGCCTCATTCCTCCCGGTCGCATCGGCTGAGGACAAGGGCTTTCTCGGGACCGGGATACACGCCTACGTCCGCCCGGTGATCTGGGAGACGTGGAACCAGACCAAGAACGACTCGCTCATGTACGGCGGAGCGATCTGGTACGCCGTCAGTCCGAAACTCAGCGGCACGCTGGAAGCCCAGAAGCCCTACAAGGGCAAGGGCCTCAAGTGGGTGTTGTCCGCTCGCGTTTCGCTGTTCTAATCAACTCACAACAAGGAGAATCCAGTGCCAAACGTAACCATCACCGCTAACCTGATCGTGCCCGACGATTACGACCTGAACTACAACGGCGTGGACGTGGCCGACGATGGCAGCACCGTCATCACGCTCGACTTCATGCCGGGCGAGAGCAAGCCGATCCCGTTCGTTATCTCCCAGAAGTCGGGTACGCCGGGCGATCTGATTGTCACGTCCAGCATCTCCGATCCGTCGTGGACCGATTCTGTCAGCCCGGCCAGCATCCCGGCCTTGGTTGTCGGCGGCTCCTCGCAGACCGGTGCTCACACGGTCAATGCGCCGGCGTCGGCCACGGGCGGAAGCGTGATCATCAACTTTGCCATCAACGAGGCGTAGCGTGTCGCGCCTCACCATCAAGGCTACCGTTCGGGGCGGGGGAAGAATCCCCCGTCTCTGGCGGTGGCTGAAACAACTGGGGGACGCCATGCTCGTATTTCTCAAGGGAATCGTCGGAAAGAAGCTCATCGCCACGATCCTCACCGGCCTGTTTACCGGCCTGCTGGTGACGTGGAACGCGGCGCACGGCAGCCCAATTCCAGCCGATCAGATCAACGCAATCGTGGGCGGAGTGGTGCTGCTCGCGCTCGCCTTCCTGGGACTCCAGACGGCGGCGGACCAGTCGGCGTCTCACGCCGCCACGAACGCCCTCAACATTCAGGCGCTCAAGGAGTCTATGCCAGCACAGCCGCCGACGGGCTCGACGGGTACGACAGTCGCAACTACGACTACCGAGGCCAAGACCGCCGAGCCGAAGTTGCCGAGCGGGACTGACTCGGGCGGCTAATCAATACCCATCGGGCGGGCGGGTTGGGCGACCCGTGGCCAACGCATAGGCTGGAGGGCCGTCGTGCCGCGTGACTGGAACGAGGACGCTAAAAACATGGAGACGCAGATCGACGAGCTTAAGGTGGCGCTCCGCGACCTTACGGAGCAAGTCATCCTCCTGCGTCTCCGCGCCGAACGGCAGAACGGATGGCTGCTTGCCGCCGTGGCGATCATCACGCTGCTACCACAGGTGGCGCCCTACCTCGCGCGGGCGATGGGCTGGAAGCCGTGACGCTGCCGCAGAACGGGGCGCGTAAGTGGTACGCCGTCGCGCTCATCCTGATGTCGCTGTCTTTCACGCTCGCGTTCATTCAGACGGGGGCGATGATCCGCGAGCAACACGCGGCCCGCGCCGACCGCGCCAAGGTAGCTCAGGCGCTCGCCGCCTTCGCCGCCCGCTCGGCGTCGGCCATCCACATTGACTCCGCGCTCGTCGATCTGGACTCGACCCTCGCTCGACGCACCCGCGCCTCCATCGCCACGCTCTCGCGCCGGCAGGGCTTGATCCTGGGCAACCAGGCCCACATCCTCTATCGGCAGGCGGCCATCCTGAAAGCGATGAAACATGAGGGCATCAAGGTGGATACCGCTCAGTCAACCAGAGCATCGAAATAACTCTTGCGCTATGGGTTGCGGGAAATTACGCTGTCCGTACGGAGGGTACTATGTGGCCCGTTCTCGTGGTCCTAAGCTTCGTCGAAATCCTGGCCGGCCGCATGTTCGGCTCCGATATTTCGGTGGCCGGGGCCGCGGCCGCCTTCGCGGGATCGCTCCTGATGATGGCCCGCCACAGTCTTAGGCGCATACCGCTCTAGCACCGCCGAAAGGATGGACCCTTGAGGCCGCCTATCCAGTCGCGCCGGACTACCAGATTCGGTGGCTGGATCGCATCGTTGGGAACCGCCCGAGTCCTTAAGGCGCTCGCCGCCCGAGGCCGCCCGCGAACGTCCGGGGAAGTCTGCCATTGGCTCGCCGGCCGGGCATCGCCCGCCCCCGAAGTCGCCCGCGCCCTCGTAGCCGAATCCGCAGGAGCCATCACACTTGAGGACATATTCGCGCACCGCGATATAATGAAAGGTGAATGATGGCGGGAACTACCGTAGATCAACTGGCCCTCCAACTACGGATCGAGCGGGGAGAGACGGCCCTGGCCTACGCTGTTGCACGGGCCATTCGGGACACCGCCATAGACGTGCAGGAAGCGGTCAAAGCCGATGTTCGCGGAGCATCCCGCATCCACATCCGCAATCAGTCCTTTTTGTTAGGCGGGGGCGCGCGGCGAAGCGGGATTATCGGCAAGATCGAACAGTTCCCCTCACGCGGAAGCCTAACGGCCATCGTCGCACTACAGGGCAGCATCAAGTCTCCCCGTGTATCAGCAACGGGATCATCGGGCCTGCTGTTCGGCTTCCTGGAATCAGGCAAAGATCGCCCCGGCGAGCACGGCCGACGCATCGCCGTACCCGTGCCCGGAAGCTCGGCAAGGCCAAGCCCATCGCTGTCAATCGACCCGGCGCTGCGCATCACCAAGCTATTCAAGTCCATGCGGAAGCCCGCCAAGCCAGTGGCCGGAAAACTCCAAGTCCTGCGCGGGGCCAAAAGAACATTCCTGATCCCGGGACAGGGCATCTTCCTACGCTTCGGACCCGGCGAGTTCGACACCGAGAAGATCTATGCCTTTCCACCGCGCATACACATTCCAAATACGCTGCACTTCCGACAGATCGCCAAGACAACGGTAGCCAAGGTTATGCCTCTGCACCTGTTGCGATGGATCAAGGAGGCGATCGCGTGGGGGAACAGGCACAAACCCGTGAATACCACTGTGTGACTGGAACTCCTAACTCATTGCAATAAAGGTACTTCCAGAGGCGAATTTGAAAGGTTGCCGCGCAGCGCAAATGTTTTCTAGTTTCATCGTATTTTTACGATAGTCAAACGGCATAGGCCGCAACGATTTATGGGGTTTCATGTTCCAGCAGGCCGAATCACCGTCAATTCTGCTCTCAATCCGCAAGTACGCCGCCCGGAGGGATTGCACGATCGGCGCGGTCCAGATGGCGCTGCGTCGTGGTCAAATCACGCGGAACGCGGACGGGCTGATCGACGCTGTGGAGGCCGATTCCCTGTGGCCGGATAAGCGGGCTGGGCGAAACGGCTTGCCGGGAGGCCGGAGCCGGGGCAAGAGGCCGGCGAGGCCTGGGCCTACGGCCACCGCGTCCCCATCGTCCGCAGTCCAGCCCGGGGGCAACGGCGGCCCAACGCCGGGCCTGTTTGAGTACCCGCCGTGCATCGAATCCGACGAGAAGATCAAATACTGGAAGGGAGTGCAGGAGGAGCTTGCGGCCAAGCAGTTGCAGGGGGACTTGCTGCCCCGGGCCGAGGTTTCTACGGCGGCATACGAGTGCGCCCGGCGTGCACGGGACATCATGCTGGCCTTGCGCGACCGACTATCGCCGATCCTGGCCTCGGAGACGGACGTGGACGTGATCCGCGGGCTGCTGGGCAAAGAAATTCTGCAAGCGTGCTCGGAGATTGGGACCGCGACCGAAGCGACCGAAGCGACCGAAGCGACCGCATGACAACCGCCGAGGCCATCTACCGCGAGTCGTTTGCCTCCGGCTTCCTGCCCGACACCGAGTTGACCGTATCCGAGTGGGCGGGGCGGTATCGGATGCTCACCACCGAGTCCAGTGGGCGCCCGGGGCGCTGGGACAACGGCTTCACGCCGTTCGCGGCGGAGCCAATGGACTGCCTATCGGCATCCTCGCCGGTTCGCAAGGTCGTGTTTCAGGGGCCGCGCCAGGTGGTGAAAACAGAAATACTTGTCAACTGGATCGGCTACTGCATGCACCAGTCGCCCGGCGCCATGCTCATCGTGGAGCCGACGATTGAACTGGTAAAACTGCTCGTTCGCCAACGCGTAGATCCGATGATCCGGGGCTGCCCGGAACTCAAGCGCCTGGTGGCCGCCGAGCACACCCGCGACCCCAAGAACTCGACGTTCAACAAGGAATTCTTGGGCGGGATCGCCCGGTTTACCACAGCCTCCAGCGCCTCCGCACTCCGGCAGATGCCCGTGCGAAACTTGGGGCTCGACGAGGTGGACGCCTACGACGAGGACTTGGACAACGAGGGCGATCCAATCGGGATTGCCGAGAAGTCCACGGACGGATTCCCGAACGCGAAAATCTACATCACCTCGACGCCGACGCTGCGCCATTACTCGCGCGTGGAACGCGAGCGACTGCTGGGCGATGACTGCCGCTACTACATCCCATGCCCATTCTGCGGCAACCTGGACTGGATACGTTTCGAGAACTTCAAGATGCAGACCGAGCGCGATCCCACGACAACGCAACTGCTGTGCGAGGCGTGCGGCGAATACATTCCAGAATGGCGTAAAACGAAGATGATGGACCCCGCGAACGGCGCGTGCTGGCGGCCCACGAACGACAAGCCCAAGAAGGGCGTGCGCTCCTTCCAGCTCTCGAAGTTTTATGCTCCGCTCGGATCGCGTGGATCATGGGAAAACTGCATGGTGGAGTTTCTTGAGTCCGCGCATGATCCGCCGCGGCTGAAGCAGTGGTGGAACACCGTGCGCGCCGAGACATGGGAGGACCGCGGGGAAGCCATCGACACCTCCGATCTGGTCAAGCGCCAGCAGGTGTACCCCAGGAGCGAGGCGGGCGCCTACCTTGTCCCGCACGGGGTCGGAATCGTGACCGTCTCCTGCGACCTCCAGAAGGACCGGCTCGAGATGCAGGCCGTCGGCTGGGGCGCGGCCGAGGAATCCTGGTTGCTGGATTTCCAGCGCGTCTATGGCTCGCCGGACGAGGACTGGGTGTGGGCGCAACTGGACGTCTTCCGCCGGCGCGCGTTCGCCCATGAGTCGGGGCGCGCGATGAAGGCCGAGGCCTGCACGGTTGACACCGGGGGGCACTGGGCGGATCGGGCCTATGCCTACTGCAAGTCGCGCGAGTCCGAGCGCGTCTTCGCCGTCAAGGGCGGCTCCCAGCCGGGAAAGGAAGTCGTCGGACGGCCCTCCAACTCAAACCGGCACGCCGTCAACCTGTTCGTGCTGGGCGTCAATGCGTCCAAGGAGATCATCCACGGCCGGCTCAAGATCAGCACTCCGGGGCCCGGGTATATTCACTTTCCGCAATTCGACGCCGAGAGGCTGCCGCATTACGACTTGGAGTACATGGATCAGATGACCTCTGAGGCCCGGCGGGTGATCCGTATTGCCGGTGGGGGATTTTCCTCAGCGTGGGAGCCTGTGCCAGGTAAACATAACGAGGCGTGGGACTTATGGCAATACTCTCTAGCGGCACTTTATATATGCGGACCCGCATTGATCCGCTCCTTACCTGAGCGCGCGGCGTGGTTTTCGCGGCCGCTGAATCCCGATGCCGCTATCTCGGTCGGAAACGCTCCCACAGAGCCGGTTCCCGCCGCCCGGGTCCAGCCCCCGCCCGTTCGTCGCCCTGTGGCCCGGCGCGGCTCGTGGATGGGGCGCGTGAGATAGTGCTTGACGTTCGTTTTGGCGCGGCCTAGTCTCCTTGGGTCTGAGCATACTACCGCTGGATTGCGCGCCCTTTCAGCGGGTGCCGTTGTTCGCGCTTCTCCATCAGCGGGGGGGCTCAGACGGCGGCAGCGGCATTCGCTGAAAGGGCATTTTATTTTTCGCCGGGCCGGGCGGTCAACAGGTGCCCGTAGCTCCCCGCGCGTGCGTGGCGCGGGTTCCGGCCCGGTGCTACATCCGGCGGCGCATCCCGCCTCCGATGCCGGTCCCTCGCGGGCCATGTCTCCCCCGCGTGCAGCCCGGAAAACGCGCCCGAGCGAGGGATAGGGCGCACCTACAACGGCAGCTACGGACAGTGGCCGCCAGGGATGGCTTGTGTACGGCAAGGTGTTTGCGTCGCTTTTCCGTGGTTCACTCTGCGGCAATTCCTCTGCTCAACACGTCCTAATCTACATGATCTCAAGCTGTAACAGGCACGGTGAAGTTGAAGACCATCCATCCGTAATTGCCGCCCTAACCGGCCTCCCGCTCGAAACCGTGATCTCCGCCGTCGCCTTTCTCGAACGCCCCGACACAAACAGCCGTTCGCAAAAAGAGGCTGGCGCACGCATCGTCCGCCTATCCGATCACCGCGACTGGGGATGGAGGATAGTTAACTATTTGGAATATAGAGCGATGCGAGACGAGGAGCAGCGGCGGGACGAAGCGAGGGAGAGGATGCAGAAGGCGCGAACAGGTAAGAAATGTTCGCCGAGCGTTCGCCGCCGTTCGCCGCCGTTCGCCTATGCAGAGGGAGAGGGAGAGGAAGAAGGAGAGGCAGTTCCCCACATCCCTACCACCACCTGCACCGAGCCGCTTTCGCGCTCGGCACCGGAAGCCGCCTCCGGCCTGAAATTGCCCCTCGCAAACGGGACGGACTGGGAAGTTCCGGTTGCCATGCTCGCGGAACTTGCGGAAGCGTTCCCTGGCGTGGACCCAGCCGCGGAATGCAAGCGGGCGCGCTCGTGGCTCAACTCCAATCCGACGCGCCGGAAGACCGCTCGCGGGGTGAAGGCGTTCCTGCACGGCTGGTGTACCCGCGCCCAGGACCGCG